ATTGACAACGGAATGACGACTGTTGTTGTTGCTCCACGTATTCTGTTGGCAGAACAACTGTGCTCTGAATTCCTTGAGTTGATTGATACAACTCACACGCATGTGATGCACGTTCATAGTGGTGAAACCGACCACTATTCTACAACAAAAGCAGATGACATTTATGTCTTTGCTAATACTGCACGAGCAGAAGGTGAAAATGTTATCATCTTCACTTCCTATCATTCTCTCCATCGTATCATGGAAGCAGATATTGAGGTTGATAATATCTATTTTGATGAAGCACATAACAGTGTGCAGAAGAACTTCTTTCCTGCGACTGAGTATTTTGCAGAGAATACAAATCGTTGCTATTTCTTTACAGCAACACCCAAACATTCTCTTGCTGCATCTAAACCTGGAATGAATTGGAGTGTCTATGGTCAAGTTTTATGTAATGTTCCTGCTCCTCGCCTTGTTGATGAAGGGTACATTCTTCCTCCAAAAGTGGTTGTTAAACAACTGCCCATCATCAAGGGAAGAAAGGTTATGTATGCTGAAGATGGAGACAACCTCATCGAAACTATCGATGACAACAATATCGACAAGACTTTGATCTGTGCTCGTTCTACGAAACAAATCATGGGTCTTATCTCACAATCAGATTTTTGTCTACAACTCAAGGAACGTGGATACTCTTGGATGATGATCACATCCAAGACCGGTGCAATCATCGACGGTAAGAAAGTCAATCGTGACGTATTCTTTGACACTCTGAATGAGTGGGGCAAGGAAGATGGCAAGAAGTTTGTTGTCATCCACCATAGTATTCTGTCTGAGGGTATCAACGTCAGTGGACTTGAGGCAGTTATCTTCATGCGTAACATGAGTTACATTGGTATCAGTCAGTCTATCGGTCGTGTGATCCGTTTGGGTAGCACTGAGAAGACGTTTGGGTTGGTTTGTATTCCAACTTATGACAGGGTGGGAATATCTACTGCCAAGAAAGTTCAAGCAGTTGTTGATGTTGTCTTCAATCAAGGTCAACCTGCTATCAGTGAGATTCGTCGGTAGTGTGCCAGTTGATTGAAGTGTCCACTATCCCCCCACAGGGGATGGTTTTCGTGTATTATTAAAGAGTCAAAGGAACCGAACCAACCCATGACAACCTTCGATTTTGAAACCGAGTACCACTGGGGTGCTCTCATGGTCAAACTGGTCCCAATGTTCTGTATGGATGTTTACAAAGCATCCGATGATGAATTAGTATGGGTCTTTGATGTGAACAACCCTAAGAACGGTTATCATGTCCCTGCTCGCAATCTCTCCACCTATTCTTACTGATTATGTATTCAAAAGATCTCGAAAAAAGAATAGATTCTTTACTGATCAATAGAGGAATCAAAGGTCATGTTGCTGCTGATAGGTTTCGTCAAGATTTTAAAGCATACCTTTGTTATTTTGATGTAGTTACTGATGGTGATGCCGAGAATACTCTCTCCCTACTTGAAGATGAAAGTAATCTTACAAGCACTGATATTTTAGGCACTAATTTTCGTAAGTCATTGTGGGATTTAGTGCCAGAAAAACTGAAGGGAGATATTATATTTCCTCTTCTCTTTGAAGTCTTATTGTCAAACAAAGGAAAGGGTATTGGCAAGGGTGAGTTGATTCTTCCTCTTATTTTTTCTGATTACCAGTTTTCTGTCAATAATGATGGTAGATATGGTGTTAATAAAAAATCTGAGTTGAAAGATGATGGTGCAAGTCTAAAACCTATCAAAACTGGTATCACTCACAAGGGTTTAGTTGATAAACTCAATGATAAGTATTTTGAGGGACATGCACCAGGGTATGTTGATACTAAAAAGTTCTCCGAGCATGTAAAAACAGTTGAAAAACCTGAAGTTTATTTTGATTACTTCAGTGAACTTTATCCTGGTTGTGATATTACTCAACTTGTTGAAGATGTAAAGAAGAACTACAAAGATCCTGTAAAGTTCAATACTGCTGTCGGAAAGTTTGCTCTAAAGCAATACAAAGAAGTTGACAAATGGGATAATATCATGTATATTAAAGATAAGACGATGGAAATTGTCAATATAGCAGATCCATCTAATATTGATAGTCTCAATCTAAAGTTCACTCCAAAGTTCAAACGTGGTGGTGATACTCAAGCGATTGCTGATGGATATGTAAATGTTAAAATCTAAAATCTAAAATTGATAATATGAATCCATTATTAAATTTTAAAGAGTCAGTACAAAAAACACTTAATAGTGATAAGTTTACTGGTCCTCTTATTTCAGTTTTTCAACTTCAAACTGGCGTAGGAAAAACATGGTATCAAAGCAATGAATTGCCTTTGGTTATAAAAGATGCTTATCCTGATGCAGAATATATGATCAGGGTTACTCCAACAAAAGAAGTTGCTTATGATGGAACTTTTTCTGATGTAGAAAAATTATCTACTGATAAGTTTAAGTTTTTCTCTGTTTCTAAGGATCAATTCACTGAGAGCAATCTCAAAACTTTCTCCTCAATGAAGGCGAAAGAAGATGTAATTTGTATGAGCATCACTCATGGCGCTTTTGCAAGTAACTTTGACTGGTTAAAAACATATGCTCCCAGAGCAGTTGTTATCATTGATGAAGCGCACAGTTTTACTGGACTTGGTGACTTTGGAAAAGAAGCATATAGGGAGTGTCATGGATATAAAACTGAATTTGCTGGTAGTACGATGGACAGACTCTATCAATGGATGGAGATTAATCCTAGAGTAATTGCATTTACTGCCACTCCTACTCCACACCAAGAGGGTAACAACTTTTTTAGTCAGAAGTATGAAATTTGTTGCGAACTAGCATCTCTTGAAGATATGATTCCACATCAGGCGTGGATTCGTAATGAAGTTTCTTTTCACTTGGAAAAGAATGATGCAGATCATAGTTCTATTGATGTCATCAAGTCGGCAATAGATACACACTTTCAACGTGAGTATAAGTTAGAAACGTTGAAAGAAAAAGACCCCCGTATCAATACAAAACTATCCGGTTTATTTCACTGTGGAAATAATACAGCACATTTAGGGGTAACTCTACAAAATGCAATGCAGATAGTTGCAGACTATTTGGTTGATGAATATGGTTTTGATAGAGAAACTCCCCTACTCTGTGAAAGCACACAAAGTGGGCAGGTTGTATATGATTTAAATTTAAATAAAGTCGAATCTGTCATTGATGATGACACTTTATTTGAAACGATGATCTCATCTGACCATCCACTTAGATTTTTATTTGTAAAAGAAAAGTGTAAAAACGGGGCAAACATTTATAACTTGACAACGCAGGTTATTCTTAAGGTAAGGAGACCAATGGAGTCTCGTTACATGATACCTGTTCAAATTTTTGGTAGAATGGTTAGACCCAATATGGGCACAAATAACCTTATTCGCACCGAATATCATAACGACATTGAAAATTATATTCTAAACTATCCAGATGATTACAACGTAGATATTGATGTTGTATTAGAAACTATTGTTACTGCAAATAGTTTTGATATATTTTATGCTACTAATAAGAGAGATGCTTACTATGGAGATCTGCAACCTCATCTTGAAACTTTTAGGGAGTATTATTGCAATCCATTAGAAAATGCTATTCTTTGGTTGTCACAATTTGGAAATATGTCCAAACCAGAACTTTCAGAAAAAGTAGAAGTTGAACTTATTGATGAAGAAATAAAATGTCCCAATTGTGGTCATGTTTTAAATAGTCATCTTTTGGATTGTTATGGACCTCTTGATAAATTTTTTAATATATGATATTGTATTAAAAACTTTTGTATGAAACTGAAACCTCTCTTTATCTGGGCAGGTGGTAAGACAAAGGTGTTGAAACATTATGCACCTTTTATGCCATCTTCCTTTGAAACTTACTACGAACCATTCTTTGGTGGTGGGGCAATGTTTGTCTATGTGATGAACACCTACCGTCCAAAAAATGTGGTGATTAATGACATCAACTCCGATGTCGTGAATATCTATAAAGCGATCAAGACTGACCTGACTGAGTTTCAACAACGTCTGGACAGTCTTGAATCTCAGTATCTGCCACTGAGTAAAGAGGACCGTAAAAAGTTCTACTTTGATACCCGTCATCTTCATGCCTGGAATTATCAAGAATGGAGTCCAACATTTGAGGCATCCACACTCTACTTCCTGATGAAGACTGGGTTCAATG